CAAAGCCACAAGACCTATATCACCAAATTTTAAATGCTTCGTGATATAACCTTTCATAGCTCCATTGCTCACCCAAAAGCTCTCACAAGTCCCCACAATCTTAACCTCGTAGGTTCCGGCTACAGCATAGGTGTGTGAGGCATTAGGGTCATTATAAGCGGCTACGTACTTGCGGGGGGAGCCATCCCCCCAGTCAACAAAATAGGTATAAACATACCCGCTTAAATGTGGGAGCGTCACCGTTGTATTGTCGGGAACAGTCCATTCAGTTACGAAAGGCTTTGAGGCTTTGCCCCACAAATTGGCGTTATTGGCAACAATCAAACTCATACTAAACCTCCTTTTGGCTACAGCTCACATGTTTATTCACCCCATCGTTCATCACCGATATTTGGTACTTTCCCACCTCAAGGGTAAGCAGCGGGCTTATCCAACGCTCGTCACCGCAAATATGGTCACCTGGGAACGTGAAGGTTCTGGCGCTGGTGGTTACGTTTACCGGAAACCACAAGCTCTTGAAATTGGTCGCGTTCACATAGCTAATAGTCACATTCTCGTTAACTACAATTGCACCGCCCCCGGTTTTGGTTGCCCACACCTCGCGGAGGCTATCAAAATCAAACTGTAATTGTCCGGCAGCTACACTAACCTCAATGGTTTTCCGGCTGGTAAAAAACGTTTTTAGCCAGGCTAAAAAGATTGCATTTAGATTGGCAATGCTAAGCTTCTTTAAGCTATTGCCATCCTCACTATCAACAAGGGCCAACTCGTCGGCATCAGCGAGCGTTTCTTTTGCCGTGGCCCCGTGAATTATATTTGCGGTACTCGGGCCATTTTCACCGCCGAAATATGGCAGGGCATTCCATGCGGTTACGCCGTCGCCTATTTTTCGCTTGTTGGTAACAAGTTCGTGTCCTTCCTCTGCAATTGCGAGCACAGGATTAACAGCCGTCCAGTTTTCGGCTGTATCATATCTTATCTGAATTTGGTCTGCCATGTCTATTCTCTTAGTGCGTTTCCGCAGTTAATATTGTCGTTTGGGAGCTGATAAACCTCATCAGCCCGTCCCCCATAAAATTTTCTATCAATATCACCGATAAGCGCCAACGTCTGCGCCTGTGTAAATACCGAGGCGGTGTCGGCTTTTTTTAGCTTCACAGTTTGAACCTCTACCGTATTGCTTTGTGTGGCCGCCTGGGCGTTCTTTAATTGTGTGCCGATGCTTTTCAGCAAGGGCGTGGGCATAAGTTCGCCCACATCGAGCTTGTATTTGTATGGGTTTGCAATGTTCCGCGATATGCCGGTAATGCGGATAAGCCCATTTATGGCTAAATCAGTATCGCTTATGGTAACGGAGTCGCCAAGGGTAAAGCTTATGGCATTGTCGCGCACATAAGCCTCGTCGTTATTCAGCTCATACATTGCGTTTGGGTGGTCAAATTTTGCCAGCCACGCCTCGGCTGCTGTTTTTAAGCGGCTTTTGGCATCGGTAACATAAGCAGGCGGGAGCCATATATCAAACAAAACATACTGGTCGCCAATGGCAAACTTCAGGATTTCATTGGGGTAGGTTCCGCTCTCGTCGGTAAAGTAATCAACGGTAAAGGTCTGAGTGGCGTTGTCGTAACTTAAATCGAAGGTTATCCCGGCCAAAGCTCCGGTTTTAAAGTTGGCTTTGGGTGTAAGTCCGGCCAGCAGGTAGGCGTTTAAATCGAAGTCCATAGCGGTATCGATAAACACCCGGTTGTTTTCGGTATCGATACCAGTAACCGTACCAGTGCGCTCGGGCTTAATGTCGTCGAATACCTTTACCGCTTCACGGATGCCGTACAAAGCAA